GATTTTTTGGAAATTCTCCTGACATGATTCAGTCTAGAGAAAATTTTATGAAACCTACCGAGTTAAATGGTTTATATACATTTGCTAGTTCAATAAAGGTTTGGGATGTAACAGAGACTCATTATAATGAAGATGGAACTATTATTTATGAATCAGAGTATTGGAAAGATAGAGTAGCAACAAGAGATACCATAATATCTCAAAATCTAACAATTGTTAATAGTATAGATAGAATTGTAAAAAGACTTAAAAAAGAAGTAGATGAGTTTTATAATGTTGATGCTCTTCCAACAAATCCAGCAATAGTTAGATGGCTGCCTGGCCAGTATCAGTTGCCACATGCTGACAAAGAACTTCATGAGGGTGATAATGAAGGACTTCCAAATGATTTTCCATATTATGACATTGCAGGTTTATTTTATTTAAACGATGATTATGAAGGTGGAGAACTTTATTTCCCTCAACATGATATTGAGTTTAAACCTAAAGCAGGGGCTGCATATTTTTTTCCAGGTGATAAAAACTATTTACATGGGGTAAAAGAAATAAAAAGTGGAATAAGATATGTTATTCCATTCTTTTGGACAATATTAGAACATAGAGGTAAATAATGTATACGAAGAATGATTTAGTGTATTATAAAGAAGACATTGCAAGAATTGATAATTTTGTAAATCCTAATCAAGCAAAAGACATGATTGATTACTTTGAGTCTATGGCTAGTATTTGGGGAGACGTTGCCTTTTATGGTTCTAAAGGAATGGGATTTGCAGACAGTGATTCTAGACTACCTCAATTTAATTTAGAGCCAGAATATTTTAAAAATATAAGGGATAGATTTAAACAAGCAGTAGAACTTATGTTTGATAGAGAATTAAGACCAAACACTTCTCATGCTCAGAAATGGGATGTTGGGGGATTTGCTGCACCACACTCGGACAACTCAAATCACGATGGAGTCCCAAATGCTTTTGAAATTAATAAATATGTAGGAATTTTATATTTAAATGATAACTATAAAGGCGGAGAATTATACTTTCCAGATCATAGCATTGAATTTAAACCACCAGTTTTCTCATACATAATGTTTCCTGGAGGTCATGAAAATATTCATGGGGTAAAAGAAATATTAGAAGGAACTAGATACACAATGGTTTCATTTTGGGATTATGCAGATGCAGAGTATGATCAAGAAACTATTGATAGATGGAAAAAAGAAGAGGAAGAGGTAAGAAAGCAACAAGAAAAACAAAAGGCTGAATGGGATAAAGGTAATAAAAATGCATAATTTTGAAATAATTCAATATGATAAAATTCATTACTATAAGGGAGTTATTGAAAATCCAAGTATCTTGATAGATCTAATAGAAGATACAGATATGTTTTTAAATAAGTCAACAAGTATAGAAAAATGGAAATGGTGGAGAAGACCAGAAGACAACTATGGAAAAATAAAACCAGTCTCTGATTTAATAAAGAATGAAACAAATAGTTTGTTGATTTCTATAAATAAAACAATATCAGATGGGCTTATATCAACAATGGATCACTATAGTAAAACACATGATATTCAAGTATCAAAAGATTTTATGTATGGACTAAACACAAGACAAAGACCTTTAACTATTAATAAATATTTTACAAATGCAGAACTTTCTTCTCATGTTGATTCATTTGGAGACGATAATTCACCAATATTAACTACAGTTATGTATCTTAATGATAACTACGATGGGGGAAGCCTATGCTTTAAAAATCAAAATATAGATATTAAGCCAGAGGCTGGAAGTTTAGTTATATTTCCAGCAACTCCTCCATATTATCATGAGTCTAAAAAAATATTGATGGGTACAAAATATATGGTTTTGCAGTCTTGGTTTAAACCAGAAATAATAAGTTATTTGGGGTTGAAACAAAATGTCTAATATTGATGTAGAAGTATATAAATATGACAAAATTCATTACTATAAAAACGTAATAAGCAATCCATCTAAATTAATTGATGTAATAGAAAGTACCGATAGTTATCTTGATGAGCATACAAGTATAACAAAATGGAAAAAATGGTCAGCAAGTAATGACGAGTATGTATTTGGAGAACAAAAATGGGTACTTGGTAATATGGATAATGAAACTGATAATTTATTATTATTTATAAATAAAGAAATTAAAGACGTTATTAATGAATATTCAACTAGGTATGCAGAAGAGCATAAAATTGAACTTGGATACTTAACACCTTTGTCTATAAGTAAGTATTATATGGGAAAAGGTATGGGCCCTCATGTAGATTCTTATGACAATAATGACAATGGAAAAGATCAAATATCTCCAACATTGTCAATTGTGGTATATCTAAATGATGACTATGAGGGTGGAGAGTTATATTTTAAAAATCAAAGAGTAACTATAAAGCCTAGTGCTGGAAGTATGGTTATTTTTCCTTCAAATATGCCATATCTTCATGAGTCTAAAATAATAAAAAGGGGAACAAAGTATATGTCTCCTGGATTTTGGTATAAAAAATTATAAACTTTCCCATAAATTCATATCTATAGTATTTAAATCAATGATTTTTTTAACCTCGTATGGTTGAATATTGTTTTGAATATGTTTGCTAAGTTTAGAAAATCTTTTATGTTTTTTAGGCTCTGCTATATTGTTATACTTTAGGCTAGTTTTAAAGTTTTCATTAATAAACATATATAGCCTATTCATAAATTCATCCATATTTTCCATTTTACCAACTATGGATATTTTGTTTAAATTATTTTTTGCATCATCGTATCTTGGATCTTTTGTGTCTATAGCAAACCCATCTCTCCAGTATTGTCTATCTTCTTCTACATGTGTGGAAAAACGAATATCGTAATGTTGTTTTATATATTCTTTTGAAAGGGGGTTTGTTAAAAATCTTGATTGTAGGTTATTCTTAACTAGATAGTCAATGCTATCATTATGAACCCATTCATTAAATAACTTCATAATATTGCTAGTCTTTATTGGAAAGTGGATCATTGAAAAATGACTAATAACCCTAGTAACAGGATTTCTTAGCGTAGTATATGATAATAGATTATCTATGATGTCTAAAGGCTCTATTCCAAAATGACCATGTATATAATTAGATAACTTCATAGTTTTATAATCAAGATAATCAAAGTTTGCTTTCTCGGTTCCTTGATACATTGACAAATTGGGGGTATGAAAAAATCCAGACTCTTTTAGATTATTTACTATATATATACCACCAGTCTTGGGTATATGATAATGATATATTTGAGGAGTTATAGTATATCCTTTCAAAATATTAGTATATCACTTGACATACTCATTTGCAATACTGTACAATATATATATGTTCTTAAGGAGGACAAATGGAAACATTACTAAACAAGAAAGTATTAGAGTCTGCTCTAAACGCTTTCGTAATTGCACTAGTTACACAATTCGTTGACTCAGGTGCAGATGTAACTGCTTTAACAGGAGATGCTTTAAGCACAATCCTAAACTCAGCAGTTGCAGCAGCATCATGGGTTGTAATTCGTGCTGTAAATCCAAAAGATACAAAATTTGGAATTGGTGCAGTAACACCAAAGGATTCCAAAAAGAAATAACAATTACTAATTACTGGGTGGATGGTTTAATTACTGTCCACCCTTCTAAAAGAAAGTAACCAATGGCAAAACCAACAATTTGTTTCTTAACCTATGACTGGTCATGGGGAACTAAGCCTTTGCAACCTAATGGATGTGCTTGGTATAGATGTTTACTACCAATGAAACAGTTAGAGAAAAAAGGTTGGGAAGTTGGTATGGGTTTTCCTGGCTTTCACGAAGAACACGGTTTTGGATTATTGATTCCAGATAAAAAAGCAATTCACGGTTGGGACATTGTAGTATTAAAATTAATGATGCTTGAAGGAATAGTTGATCAAATTCCTAAAGCACAAGCGGTAGGACAAAAAATAGTTATTGACATTGATGATCATCATGCTGGATTAGAAAAAACAAATATGGCATATATTGCCACAGACCCTAAAACAAATGCAAAAAATAACAGAGATCACTACTTTAGATCTATGGATATGGCTGATGCATTAATTACATCTACTCCATTTTTAAGAGACTTTTATAAACAAAAATACCCAAGTAAACCAATATACTTAGTAAGAAATGGAATAGATCTAGAATATTTTAAAATGAGAAAAGATAAGTCTGGTGCTTTTCCTACAGTTGGTTGGGTAGGTGCAACACCTTGGCGATCTGGTGACTTAGAAACACTTAGCCCATTTGTTGGTAACTTTATTGAAAAAAATAATTTAAGATTTCATCACTCTGGTGCTATTTTAAATGCTCCAACAGTTCAAGAACAAATGAGTATTCCAGTAAAGAGTTATTCTTCTCAACCAATGAAACCAATTCTTACTTATGGTGAATTATTTAATAGACTTGATATAGGATTGGTACCACTTAGAGAAGTTGAATTTAATAGGGCTAAGTCATTTATCAAAGGTTTAGAATATGCTGCTGCAGGAGTTCCATTTATTGCAGAAGATATGGAAGAGTACTCATACCTATACAGTGAGTACGGAATAGGAAGGGTAGCAAAAACTGAAGATCAATGGCTATCTCATTTAGAAGAATTAAAGAATCCTAAAACAAGAAATATAGAAAGACAAAACAATTATAAACTAGTTAAAGAATTTCACACAATGGAAAGCCGTGGAAATGATTGGGACAATGTTTATAAAGAAATTAAAGAACTTTAATACCAGCCACGTTGACTTTTAAAGTGCCAGGCATTACATCCATCACCATAAATTAATTTAACATATACGACCATTGCATCAATTTGATCATATGGGTTTTTAGTCTTTTTAGAATCTACCAATCCCCAAGTACTATTTAAGAATTGACCTATTCCAAATGCTGTAGATGTTGGATTTTGAGCAAGAGGGTTCCAATCACTTTCTCTATCAATAATATTAAAATAACAAGTTTCTTCTTGGTCTGGAACTATATCTTTTAAATACTCTTGATATGCTGCAATAGCCTTATTTGATTTAGGGTTTTCAAAGACTGCCCTAGATCTTGCTGCAGTAGTGCTATAAGCCTCTCTGGCGGTCTGTACGGCCCCTAAAACACTTGAAGTGGTCTGTCCTTCGGGGACGACCACTAACGGTTCTGCGGGGTATTGAATATACGATCTATCCAGTCTATTAATATACGTTCCAACAACAATAAATAACATTAATGCTAATAATACTTTCTTCATAAGTTACCTCCTTGAAGAAGCCATTTTTAGATACCTTACTAGTATAACCCTTTTATTCCAGAAAATCAACTATTTATAAACAATTGTTATATTTGACATTTATTATATTATGTGCTATTGGTGTATATGTGTATATCTTTAAATATATTTAATAATATTATTATTTAATTATTATTATATTTAATCTATTCCCTTCCCATCCACCCTTTAATTTTATAGGTTAGATTTAAATTTGTCAATAGATAATTTAATATTTTGAATAATATTTATTCCTGGATTAAAACTAGAATCACAGGTTATGCACTCAAAGTAAACCTCATCTAACTCATTTACTTTTGTAACAATAACATCGTCTTCACCAAAAGGACATGTGATTTTTTTCACTAATCCTTGGTTTGATAAATCGTTATAAAAGTGAACCTCTTTGGCTGATAACAACATTTGACGCACCTCTTAAAGTAGTGTAGAATACTATTATCTCACAAATCAAACAATCAGGAGTTGTATTACTAATGTCATTTATTAACGAAAACGGGTCAATTACAGATCCATACAAAAACTTTATTCATATCTCAAGATATGCAAGGTGGATAGAAAGCAAAAACCGTAGGGAAACCTGGGTAGAAACAGTAGAGCGATATATAAACTTTATGAAAGACCATCTGGTATTAAACTATGGCTATAGTCCAAATGCTAAAATTTTTGACGAAGTTAAAGAATCAATCTTAAATCATAAAATTATGCCTTCAATGAGAGCATTGATGACAGCAGGTCCAGCCCTAGAGCGTGACCACATTGCGGCATACAATTGTTCTTTTATTGCAGTAGACAGTCTGCGTGCTTTTGATGAAGCAATGTATGTATTAATGAATGGTACTGGAGTAGGATTTTCTGTAGAATCAAAATATGTTGATGAACTTCCAATAATTTCAGAATCATTTAATCAAACAGCAACAACCATTGTTGTAGAAGATTCTAAACTTGGATGGGCAAAAGCATTTAAAGAATTAATTGCACTATTGTCACAAGGTCAAATTCCAGAATGGGATATGTCAAAAGTACGTCCTGCTGGAGCAAGACTAAAAACTTTTGGTGGACGTGCTTCTGGACCTGGACCGCTTAGTGCATTATTTACATTCACAACAGATACTTTTAGAAACGCTGCAGGCCGTAGATTAAAACCAATTGAAGCACATGACTTAATGTGTAAGGTTGGAGAAGTAGTTGTAGTTGGTGGAGTACGCCGTAGTGCCTTGATAAGTCTTTCTAATCTTGATGATTTTGAAATGGCAAAAGCAAAGAGTGGATCTTGGTGGGAAACTCAAGCACAAAGATCTTTAGCAAATAACTCAGCAGTTTATAATGCCAAGCCAAACACTGCACAATTCTTGCGTGAATGGAGAAATCTCTATGAATCAAAATCTGGAGAAAGAGGAATTTATAATATTGATTCAGTGCGTAAGCACGTAGAATCGTTTGGAAGAAGAGATGCTTCTTTAGTTTCTGGAACAAATCCTTGTGGAGAAATCATACTTCGTCCTAATGAATTTTGTAATTTAACAGAGGTAGTTATTTCTGCAGAAGATACAAGAGAAGATTTAATGGAAAAAGTTAAACTTGCTACAATTCTTGGAACTTGGCAATCAACATTAACTAATTTTAAATATCTTCGTAAAACATGGAAAGATAATTGTGAAGAAGAAAGATTGCTAGGAGTATCTTTAACTGGAATATACGGTAACAAGATAACTTCAACAGCAGGTAAAGCATTAGAGCAGTTGTTGACTGATATGAGATTAGAATCAGTTAGGGTTAATGATCACGAAGCAAAGAAATTAAATATAAACCCTTCTGTATCAATTACTTGTGTTAAGCCTTCTGGCACTGTAAGTCAACTGGTCGGGGTGTCTAGCGGAATTCATCCGTGGTATTCAGAATATTATATTAGAAGCGTACGTGGGTCAAACAATGATCCATTAACACAATTCTTAAAAGATTCAGGAGTTCCAAATGAACCAGATGTAATGAAGCCTGATGAAACAACAGTATTTTACTTTCCTCAAAAGGCTCCAAAGAATGCAATAATAACAAAAGATTTAACAGCCATAGATCATTTGGAAATGTGGAAGATTTATAGAACTTACTGGACAGAACATAACCCTAGCGTTACAATTAATGTTCACGAAAATGAATGGCTAAGAGTAGGTGCATGGGTTTTTGATAACTTTGATTCAATTGGTGGTGTATCTTTCTTACCAGCGAGTGAGCATACTTATAAGCAAGCCCCATATCAAGAAATTTCTAAAGATGAGTATGAGGAATGGGTAAAGAAGTCTCCTTCTAATATTCAATGGGAAATGCTTTCAATTTACGAAAAAGAAGACGGAACCACTGGAACGCAAGAACTTTCATGCGTTGCTGGGGTATGCGAAATAGTTGATATTACCAAATAGCAACATGCTAAAATAGACTAGAGGTCAAAATGTACAATTTCTCTAATCTTTATGCTTCTAGAGTATTTGCAGAACATCCAATAGCACTATGGTCATTAGATGATGAAGCATATTTTTATTCTCTTTTGTCTCCAGAAACTATAGATGTAGAAAACTGGACAATAATTAATGGCCACGGAGAATGGACAAACTCATATATTTCACCTAGGGCTATTCCACTACGTCAAGAGCCAAGGGGTGTATTAAGAAAAACTTCATCTGCAAGTGTATCTTATACAGAGATAAGACCAACAGCAATACCAGTATCTTCTTTTGATTCAGAAAAAGAAACAATATCAGTAACAGCATTTGCCTACGCCTATGGAGATTTAATAGACAATTATGAAATAGGATTTATATATTCTAATGGAAGTGTAGATAAAACAATTTATAATTCTGCTGGACTGGGATCATGGCAAAAATTTGAATATAGGTCAACAATACCATCTGGAATAACAAACGCTAGGCCATTTATAAAGATTAATTATCTTCCTGGAGGATCTCTTCCAGATTATGACGTAATGATTAACGGAGTTTCAGTAGGACACTGGCCTGAATTATACACAGGCATAAGTTCTGGAACTCTAGGCTCTCTTTTGCAAATTAATGATATTACTGATTTAATTCCAGACGTTCCAGTTAAAATTTTTCCAATAGATGCTTATGGCTTTAACGATTCAGACACTGGATACTTTGTTATAGATGGAAACAGAATGCTTGCTCATAATAATAATTTGCCAATGATATATGGTGCTGGAAATATAACTGAGATAGTTGCACCAGTTACTCCAGAAATGCCTGCTGCAATTTTTCCAGGTAAAGGATTTTTAAATAAGAATGGACAATACTCAAATATAACTGCAGAATTTTGGATGAGACTTAATCCAGGTTTAACTGATGAAACAAAAATATTTGGGCCACTATCATCAAAAGATGGCCTATATGTTGACTATGAATTTTTAACTTTAAAGGTTGGAAAATATAGTAAGTCTTATTTTGTAGGTAAATGGTATAGACCAATGCTTATCGATATTAGGTATACTCCTAATATAGTTAGTGTATTAATAAATGGAGACGTTGTTATTGAATTAGACATAGACATATCAAATATTAATTTTGCAAGAAATAATTATGATTGGATAGGTTTTTATGGTCATGAGGACATAAAACCTTTTGAAATAGACTGTTTAGCAATATATCCATACGTTGTTCCAGATCAAGTTGCAAAAAGAAGGTTTATCTATGCACAGGGAGTTCAAAATATTGAAGCAGTATCTAATAACTTTTTAGGAGAATTTCTTCCTATCGATTTTCCATTTGCTAATTATGCATCTACAATAAATTATCCAGATATGAATCCGTGGAACTCTGGATACTTTAATAATCTAGATTCTAATTCAAAATATATAGGTGTTAAAGAATATGAACTTCCAAATTTTAGATTTCTTGGAGAGGAAACAGTTTTTACATCATCTGCAAATCCAAGAACATGGACTGAGTTTGATCAGCAAGATTGGATAGATTGGATAGCACAATCATGGTCTGGAGTAATTACAGAAGAAGTTTCAGACATATATACAGATAACTTTTTAATTCAAAGTAATATTGATTATCCATTTTTAAAGATTAGACCAAATAATGCATACCTTAATATAGATGGATCTTTAGAGTTTGATTCAATAAATCCAATATCAGATAGGGTGGCCTCCATACATGGAGTATTTGAAGCCCCAACAAGCCTAGATGCTACACCTCAAACTCTTATGTATTTTTACAATTCTTTGAACAATAACAACTTAAAAATAACCATAGACTCAAGTGGATTAAAATACTTATATAACGATATACTATTAAATACTGAGTCAGTTTCAGCAAGTTCTAAATTTGCTGCAGGAATAGACATTGATAAATTAAACATTAACTATTCCAACATCATAGGAAATTTTTTCTCTAATCCAAAAAACATATCATTAAGTTTTATGGGATACTCTACTTCTACATTTTTAGGAAAATTTTATAGTTTAACATTTAATAACAGTTTTTTTAATCAAAAAGATATGGGATCGTATTTTGATTCTAATGGATTTGCTAACCCTGAAACTCCACCAGAATACTTTAGTTATGTTGGAAATTATACCCTTAAGCCAGTAGTAGACTCTTCTTCTTTGATCCTAGATGTTAGTTCTGCAGGGTATTGGGAAGACTCTCTTCCATTATCTTATTTTGGAAAAAGAGTAAAAGATAAAAGTGGATTAGAATACTATGATCTAGACATGATTCAGTTTAACCTAGAATACCCTTCTCAAATTCTTACAGACCCATCTTCAAGCCCTTCTTACTATGATGATATAAATGTTAAAGCCTATATGACACTTCAAAATATAGACGAGGTAGGACTTGTATCATACTCAAATTATTCAAATATAGAGAAACTATCTTCTACCAAGGTTATTGATTTTGACAATACTGTAGATGTTATTAATACAAAATTTGAGATAGCCGATGGCACAATAATATTTCCACCTAAAGAACTAGTAGACTTTTCAAACTATTATATAAACATACATTTAGAAATAAAATCAAAGGGGGTAAATACAAAGCCTATTAGAATTAAAAGAATGAGCCTATCTTCAATAGTATCTGATGAAAACAACTTCTTTGAAATAAACACTAGGACTGGAAATAAGATATACCCTATAACTAGATATGAAAGATCATACTCTTATAAAGAAAAGAACCCATTTGCTATATATAAAGACTCTACCCCTTACCTATATTTAACTTCAGATTCTGGAATATCAATTTTGCCATACCCTTCAAATAGTACAAGAGGTATTTCTATACCTATAAATTCTAAAAAGGTTCAAGACTATTCACTAGGTGGATTTCAATTTTGGGGTATGTATAATAAAGATTTAACTATTGACTCTGTTAAAAAGATAGCAAGAGTATCAACACAAGATAGATCTTATGATTTTTATTTAGAACCAATAGATGATGGACAACGTGGACTAGTAAGAGTATTTGACTCAGAGACTGGTTTAGAGAATCCATTTACAGTTTTTTATCAAAATGGACAAATTATCAAAAACCCAATAGTGGAGCCACTAATATGGACATCTATCATAGTTTCATTTGGGGACACAATTATATTAAATTCAACTTCAGGACAGTTAGAATTTTATGAAGGATTTTTATACAACAACTTTGCTGTGTATGAAAAGTCAACCGACATACTTGGACAAAGTGTAGATGCAAGATCCTGGCAAGACATAAGAACGGCAGAGGTTATAACAGAGGATGGTTCAGTATATATCCAGTATCAATGGGAAGACTGGCTTCCATTAAACTGGTCTTCTGTATACTCATTAACTAACTATATAACCTACACAATAGACGGAAATGCAATAATGTCATCTTATTTGGGCAATTCAAGTATAGTTTCAGAAGATAATGCTGTAGTAGAGTTAAATTCTGATGGTGTTGATTTAATTTCTGACGTAGTGTGGGACACAATTATTGTAAAACCAGTATAATATGGTATACTTGTTGACATGAATCCAAGAAAATTAAAAAATGGTGGTAAGCCAAAGATAACTGTGATAGAAAAACAGTCTGACTGGGGCATATATGTGTGGATGTGCGATCAAGATAGTAAGCCTTTTGGCGATGGCAATGGAAACATTATGAATATACCTGGTAGACCATATGACTTAGAAAAGATGTCAAAAATAAGACAGGCTGCCCAACACTATAATGCACCACCAGGAAAGGTACAATTTATGGCTGGAGTCAATAGAGTTTCAGATCAAGAACATGAGAATCAAATTACTAGAATGAAAGAAGGATTAATTCCTAGCGAAACAGATATTGGAGCATGGATGCTTGCCCAAGAAGGAATGAGAAAACATGGAAGATAACGGATCAATAGCCAAGATTGATAATCTTGATAAAGTAGAAAAAAAAGAAAAGGTAGACCCATTTAATATTGATGGAGAACTTATTAAGTCTTATGATGGCATACATCAAAACTTTAAACGTAAAATTTCTAGAACAGTAAATAAAGCATTTATGGGTGTTGATGATACTAGATCAAAACAACTATTCCCAGAAATGGATATGGTTACGGCCTACGGACTTTTTGATGTCGTATTGCCACCATACAACTTGGACGAGTTGGCTTATTTTTATGAAAACTCATTTGCTAACCATGCTGCTATTCAAGCAAAGGTTGCTAACATCGTAGGCCTTGGATATTCATTTAATATGACAGATTCTACAGTTGCTAAATTAGAAGAGGCACCAGATGACACTTCTTTAATGAGAGCACAAAGAAAAATACAAAGAGCAAAATCAGACCTAACAGACTGGGTAGAAAGTTTAAATGATGAAGATACTTTTACTCACGTATTAGAAAAGGTATACACAGATGTTGAAACAGTAGGAAATGGATATATTGAAATAGGTAGAAAGATTAATGGAGATATTGGTTATATTGGTCATATCCCAGCAACCACAATTCGTGTACGCCGTATGCGTGACGGGTATATTCAAATAGTAAATCAAAAGGTAGTATATTTTAGAAACTTCCAAGAACAAAAAAATATTAACCCTGTTACAAGCGATAATAGACCAAACGAACTAATCCATATCAAAAAGTATTCCCCAAAGAACTCTTATTATGGAGTTCCAGATACAGTGGCATCAGCAACATCTATGGTTGGAAATGAACTTGCAGCCAAGTATAATGTTGACTATTTTGAAAATAAGGCAGTTCCTAGATACATTGCAATAGTTAAAGGTGCCAAACTCAGTTCAGATGCAGAGGATAAATTCTTTAGATTTATGCAAGCAGGCTTAAAAGGTCAAAATCATAGAACTCTTTACATCCCTCTTCCTGGAGATGGACCAGATAATAAAGTAGATTTTAAATTAGAACCTATTGAGAATGGTATTCAAGATGGATCATTTGATAGATATCGAAAAGCAAACCGTGATGATATCTTGATGGCTCATCAAGTTCCATATTCAAAGGTTGGCGGTGGTGCAGGAATTTCTATCGCATCAGCATTGGTGGCAGATAGAACATTTAAGGAGCAGGTTGCAAGACCAGCACAAAGAAATCTGGAAAAAACTATTAACAAGATTGTTAAAGAAAAGACAGATATGCTTTCCCTTAAATTTAACGAACTAACATTGACAGATGAGCAAACTCAAAGTCAAATAGATGAGAGATACTTGCGTATGCAGGTTCTTGTCCCAAATGAAGTTCGTGAAAGATTGAACTACCCAGTAAGACCAGGCGGATCTGAACCTATAGTATTAGGGGCACAAGCAAGGGCTGAACAGGTAGCACAATCAACTGGAAATAGAAATAGGGACCAAGAGAGAACTAACAATGCGTCTGACTCAGCCTCAACCACTACTGGGAGAAATCCACAGGGTGAAGGTCGATCTCAACAATAATTTGTTATAATATTATAAAGTACCTATAAACACTTATTATAATAGAGGTAGCATGACTAATTTATCCAAAGCATTTTGGCACTCAGAAGAAAATAACATTAAGTTATCGATGCCAATTGCAAAAATCGACAAAGAGAAACGTACCGTTTCTGGGTTTGCTACATTGGACAATATTGACAAGCAGTCAGACATTGTTCCAACAGATGTAAGTGTAAAAGCCTTTGAGAGATTCAGAGGAAACCTTCGTGAAATGCACATGCCTATTGCAGTCGGCAGGGTAATGTCATTTAAATCAGACAAGTTTTATAATCAAGAAGAAGACAAATTTTATAATGGAGTTTTTGTAAATGCATATATTTCTAAAGGTGCTCAAGATACTTGGGAAAAGGTCCTTGATGGCACTCTTTCTGGCTTTTCTATTGGTGGTAGTATTAAAGAATCTGACCAGGTATACAATGCCGAGATGGATAAGTCAATTCGTGTTATTAAAGACTATGAACTCCACGAACTTTCGTTAGTAGACAATCCAGCCAATCAATTTGCAAATATTATTTCAATTGAAAAAATGGCTGATGGACAAAATAAATTTGATGGTATTATTAGTAAGGTAGATCTTGAAAATGTTTATTGGTGCGAATCTGATTCCATCGTTAG